CAATACAGTCATCTGGATCACTGAATCTACCCTTTTCATCAACAAAATAGTTTTGTGCTTCATTGAGGAAATGAGTGCAGTTTTCATTGATCATTAAGTTACCAACTTCCAACATCTGTCGCATTTGGTTAATGCCATAGGCTTTGTGATTGTTTACACGTCCCTGACTGTCTGGTGGATTCATTATGGCCCGTTCAATGACGTTGAGTTCATATTGTTCAAACAGTTCACGGATACTGCTACTGCTCATGGTGTATCTGCCAGCAGTGCTTGCGTCAGGAGGTAAAGCAATAGGACAGCCAAACACTTCAGGACGAAGGAGATGATTGATATACTGAGTGGGCACAGCCTCTTCAATGCCCTGCACAACAATCTGTCTATGTAGATACATAATTCGTTCATGTGGTTCATAATACATTAATGATATAACTGTTTTATCGTTGACTAAACCCAAGTCCAGTGCAATAACACGTTGTATACGCATCATGCGGGTAAAGTCAATCTCACCTGTTTTGTATGTGGGCCAGTTATTCAATTGGAATACAGCGCCTTTGCCCATGACAGGTTTGCCTGCAATACGTGCTTCGCGCTCGTGTGGCAGATAATCCTTTTCCAGTTGTCGTCTTGTTGCGGCAAGTAGAAAAGGTTGACCCCAGGGGTCATATTCAGGCACATCGTCCCAGGCTACACGAATATATTCATAGCCCTGTTCTTTGTTCCAAAATTTACTTACAAGGCCATTAAGACCCTTAAGCGGTGTGAACGAACATAGAACTTTACCCTGTGTGGTAGCAGTTCGCGTAACGATCTCACTGAAAAAGTCATCGGGTGGTTGCTCATCAAATACTGCCAAATTAAGTTTAAAACCTTGAAGTTGTCTTACTTCTTGTGTATAGTTAGCAAATAATAGATAACTATTGGTACCACTAACATGCCTAATTTCACAGCCAATGTTATTAGCACCATCATTACGCATAGTGTCAACCACAATGCAGTCACGAGGTATAGCACCAGTGCCAAGATTTTCTGTAATTTTGACATCCTGTGTTCCTATTAATTCATTTTGTAACACCAATGCTACCTGACTCCAACCTTCACCTGCTACCATGGCAGTTATTGGTGCAGTAAATCTATAGCCAGTCCACCATTCAGGATATATGCCTGTCAAGTGCATGGCTGTTTCATAACAGGTACTTACTGTTTTACCAATCCTGTTAGCAGCCAGTATGCCACGACGTTCACTGGCACCTGTGCTAAAGAACTTTAACTGATGTTGAAATGGACGAAAGTATTTTAATTGATTGTAACGCATGTCGTCACAGATTTCAATGCTTAATTCCATTAACTTGGCTTTTAAGTCACCATTGAGATTGGGTAATGCATCAATGGGTAACTCATATTCATCTAAAGCCCAGCGCAATGCTCGGGCCATTAATGTTTCTTGACCCAGCATATCAGTGCAACGTTCTCTTTTGTTCTAATAGTTTTACGTTTAAAAAATCACGCAGTAATAATATTGAATTTCTACTCATTTTTAAATGAAACTCAATGTCATCTTCATTGTCCTGATCAAACCTAAACGCTATGTGACATTCGTCGTCATCAATCCAATTTCCGCCTACATCAACGGCACTGGATTCATCATGCATGATATTAACTAACTGCATTTGTTTGAGTAGTGACATTTGGTAACTCCTGTGGATATTGTTGGCTGATTAAACTTAGGTAGTATAATGATTCACTGAGACTGGCAATCTCACTGGCAGTACTGGTCCAAGTTTCTGGATTGCTGAGATCCTCAGGCTTTTTAACTAAAATAGCCTGTAGTCGTTCAGCAGTTAGTCGCAGACAATGTTCAATCTGTCCGGGGAAACGTTGTCTAAATGCTTCTCTGTGAACAGCATTGACTTTTTGCAGTATCAATGTGTCGCGTGTGCGGGCGGCTTCTTGTGCTTGAAAGATCATGCCATCTCTCATAGTTGGATCTGTCATATTAACTTACTCTTGTGTCCGTGCCCCAAGGGTCAACAATGGCTTCACTGTTAAACTGTCCAAAGTCTCTGTCTACAAATGTATCCCAGATGTTGCCAGCATTGATACGCTGTGCCTGCATCATGGTACGTAGTCTACGTCCCACTGGAGTTAATGTGCCGTCTTCACGTTGAACTGTTTGCTCACCACTGCAAGCACCAATCCATTTAATAATCTCAGGACGCTCTCTGCCATATTTGTCAATCTTTGTGCCTGATTCTTTTTGTTCCCAGGGACCGTTGATTTCATAACTGATTGTGCCATCATTGTATTTGCGGAATGTGCAGTGACATTTCTTACCCACTGCTCTATATTCTGGATCTGGATGAGGAACAAAGGGACTGAAGAAGTAATTTTGTAATTCACTTTCAGGTGGCAGTGTGGGATCACGTTCGGGTATTGGTGGGAACGGTTCAACTGGAACCATGTCTGCACGATCAATGTAAGGGTTATCACCACCAATAAATGTTGGATCAATCTCAACGCCATTGAGTGTGTCCATGGCTACTTGATATTTTAATTTGTTGGCACGCCCTTTTAAGTTTAGGACAATGCCTGTTTCATCATATACAAAGCGTTCTAGTTCTTTGGCTGTGGGAAAGTCTGTCATTAGACCTTCCATGTCAAAGTCTGCTGTGCTGGTTGAACGTGGTATAATACCAGCCACTGCTTCTGCTACTTCAATTATTTCTTCGGGGGTTGCCTGAGTATCTTCCCAGGGACTTTCCACATCTGTAGGTGTGGTTGTGGTTTTTTTCGTCATTTCATTTCCTTTTCTATACGAATAAAAACTAGTGTGAGTCTGTCACACTAGTGTAAAGTTATTTAGCGATTGATGGGCATTCCTGTGCGTCTGCTTCTCAATATACCGCCACCTTGATTTGGTGGTCTATAATTACTGGGCGGTGTTCTTATACCACCAACATAACCTGGTCCAGGCATGGGTTGTTGCATCTGTGGAGGTAATGCGGGTGAGGGTGATTTAATAAAACCTTGATCAGGAGGTGCTTCTCCAGGCTGTCTAAAGATTGGCAACATTGATTTGCCACCGCCACCGGGTGTCATGCCAGGACCAAACTGTCCGCCTTTACCACCTGGTGATACTGGACTAACATTAAAACCTGGATCAACTAGGCCTGTGCTGTCATCAATACGACCTCTACCTGTGGTTTGTTCACTGAGATCTAAGTTTGGATCCAATACAGCAGGCCTCATTTCTGCGCCACCACCAAGCATAGTCTTAGAATATTGATCATAAGACTGTTGTGGAGTCATTGCAGGCAGAGTCTGTGGTCTACCACCACTGGGAGCATTGTCCTGAAACGTCTTGGGAAGGTTTTGTCTTAGCCCGCCTGTGTTAGTACTCATGCTCATAATTTATTCCTTACTTCTTTGGTGCTTTGTATTTTGCTGGCAACTTTGCGCCATCAGCAGTAGAATTCTTCTTAGGTCCAACATTGGTGTCAGCACTTAGGCCTTCAACTGCTGGATCACGGAAACTTTGCATGCCACGACCACGTGCGGCCACTGCATTAGATACCATGTCTGCCAATGCGCTTTTCTCACCGCTGGTACTGGATTTTTCTTTCATAAAAGCATCACGCTTACCGCCCATGTCCATGTTACCAGTTGTTGGTCCACGCTTTTGGTTGATTGCTTTTGCCTGAGGATTAGATGTAGAGATTCTCATAGTTGGTTTCCTTTTGTTGGGCCACGACCAAAATTGATTTTGTCTGCGTTGCCTTTGTAATTTTGTCCTGCTTGTGGATCAAATGGACGTGTGCCTGGGAAGCGTCCACCGCCACTGGTGCGTACTTGTGGATTAGCACTTGCTGGGAACATTTCTTTACCTGTAGTAAACTTAGGTAATGCGGCTGCATCTGGATATGTGCTGTCGTCATCACTTTTGTTGCCCACTGTAGGACCACGTTTGTTGTTAAACGTTTTGTTAGGGTTTTGTATACCACTGTGTTGGTTACCTGCGAATTTGTTTGCACCACGATTAACGCCATCACCCTTCATGCCGTTAAAATCTAAGTTCATATCGCTTTGTGTAATGCTGTTATGCTTCATTTTGTTTTTCCTTTTGTCTTGGGAGACTTCATTGCCGCTGCCCTCTTAGTAGAGTAAGCGATTGCCAGGGCTTGCTTTTGAGGCTTACCTGCGGCGATTTCTGTTTTAACATTCTCTGTGAATGCTTTTTTGCTGGTTGATTTTTTTAACGGCATGTGTATATTTATTCCTGTTTAACGCCAGTAAGTTTGCTCAATGCTTCTGCAAAGGCAGCCTTTTTAGATGCAATAGCATCCTCACTGTCTGTTACTTCTATCTTTGCTAGACTATTCATTACTTTACTTAAAATCAAATTGTGATATTTGTAAACTGTTTGTTTGTCACCTTCAAGACGTGCTTGTAAAAAGTCACCTACTAATATCTCATCATAGTCTCTGCCACTTTGATCATAGACTTGGTCCAGTAATCCAGCCACTGTGATTTGATCTCGCTGTCCTTTTTTACGACCGGCGCCGGGTCTATAGCCACCACGACCTGGTCCAGTCTTGGGCTTTTCTATGCTAGTAATTTCTTTTGATTCCATAAGTATTATTTAGCATGACAAAATCGTGAATTTCCAGGCTTAAATATAGTATTACAGCAAGGACCAGCAATGACAACTTATACTTGGAACAAAGCCACAGGCTTGGATGTTGATGACATAGTTAAAATGGCAGAACAACATTTTCAAACTGAGATTGATAATATCTTTACACCAGATCCTGTGGCATACAGCAGGAATATCACTTTTGCAGTGGTAAATCAATTTTATCTACCCACTACTGAACTATTAACAGTGGCTAGGGATAATGATAACAAACTTTTAGCGTATACTTGGGCACATAGCAATGAACGTGCCGCTTGGAGTGATGATCCTATGTTAACTGTACGCATGGTTCATTTAAGTCTGGATCTCACTGTGAGACTGCGTGTTAAATTAATTTTGGATATGATGCATCAGTGGGAGGAGTTTGCCAGATTTGCTAAGATGCCTATTATTTGTAGTACTACCATGCGCCATGATCAAACTGCATTTTTAAAACTACATCAACGTCAGGGCTATGACATTAGAGGTAGTTTTGCATATAAAAAGTTGAGTGTTGTATAAGCCGGCCTGCCTATTCCATGATGCCTAGGTTAGAAAGCCACAAAATCACCTAGTTCTTAATCACACTCTGGTGGCTTGACTTATTCCAATGTGCTACGCAACATCCAAATAGATTTTTCCAAATCCAGGGCTTGATCCTGTGCGTAGTTACTAACTTCTTCAAAACCTTCATCATTGGCTATTGTGATTAATGCTTTATAATCATCTAGCAAGTGTTCTAGATCCATCATCACAGTTTCTAACAATGTATCCGCTGTGCCTTCTATGGTATCAATAGGTATTGTAGCATCAACAATAACATCCATGATATTACAGGGCATGTATTCCTGCATGGTACGTAGGATCTCACCAATTTTATCTATCTCTGCTTGTCTACGCTCATATACACCGCCCAGTAACTTGTGATCACTGCGGAAATTACGGCCTGTAATGTTTACATGTGCGGCATGGCTGCGAAAATAAGCAACGAAGTTATTTTTAAAGATTAGTGTTAGTTGTTCTGCTGTTGTCATAGTGTTACTTATTGCCCACGGTTCATAATTGCCGCTGCCAATGAGGCATCACCGCCCATGGCACCCAACATCATATTGTCATAATATGCTTTACGCTGTTCTGGTGTCATTGCTGCCATTTGTCCACCGGCTATGCCAGTAGCGGCTGCACCACCCAGACCCACTGCGGCGGGAACTGCTGCCGCACCACCCATGCCAACAATACGACTAGCGGCTTGTTGTCTAACTTGGTTCTGTAAGTTCTGTGGTGCAACTGGACCCTGTGGCACAGGTGCTCTCATCTGTGGAACATTTTGTGTGGGTACATTGTAAGTTGCTTGTGGGCTAACTGGTCCTAGAGGTCTACCTACTTGAGCCGCTCTGGCAGCCTGATTGGCTGCAACTCTTTGTTCTGTTGCTTGTGCAATTTTATTAGCATTTTCTAAAGCACCAACACCACGTTGTGCAAAATCTACACCAGCGCGAACTGCTGGATTTAATATAGCCTTACCACCATAGTATAATGCCGCTGGTACACCAACACCTGCGGCTCCTAGACCAACACCCATGGCGCCAGTCATTAAGTCTTCATTGGTGCGATCTAAATTATCACTGGGATTGGTTGCTGAAGTTCCTAAGACTTCTTCAGGACTTGGCAACTTAGTGGCTTGTTGTTGATCTTTATCTTTTTTAGTTTCTACATGCGGGTTGGCTGCAATGTAAGCATCAATCTCGTCATCGCTATAACCTGCTTCTTTTGCGGCTGCTCTATCAAATGCCATATTGTTTCCTTAATTTACAAAACTACCAATTGGTGGACGCTTCTTAGCATAAGGTTGACCTTTATATTCAAACTCACCTCGTTCAGCGTTCCACGCAGGCACTGGGAATAATTTATAAGCGGCAACTGCTGCCGCAGGTGTATTTTTATATTCACCAACGTATGCCGCTCTGGCCGCATAAATGTCATCATATTGTTTGTATAACTTGCCTTCTTCTTTGGTCCATGCTTGATTAAATTTAGCAATGGTATTTAGATCAGGATTCTTAGCGGCAAAGTCTGCTTTTGCCTGTGTCAAATCAGTGTTAAACTTATTCTTACTCAACAAGTTAAATGTTACATAAGCAGGGTTACGTGTAGGATCAACTTGATTTGATGTATTCATTTTCTGTTCACTGTCACTGATAGCACCAACTGGAGCAGTTTCTTTGATAGTCAATGGACCAAGTTCTTGTTGTAATCTTATCTGCATCATTAATGCATTGTAAACTTTAGGGTTACTATTTTGTAAACCTAAGCCAACTACACGCTTGTTCAAATCTTCAACACTGGTAAACTGTCCAGTAATCATATCACGTATGATGTTACCAACTTCACGTCCAGCACTTCCACCACTGGCCATAATACCAGCAATTTCTGGTACATTAACTAGACCATCTGGACCATCCAATTGTGCGCTACGGATTCTACTAATTTTAGTAGCGTTAGGAACTTTGGCAACAATTTCTTTGTCAACATATCCATTAAAATCTTTACGGGCATCAACACTAACTGCACTTTCGGCTTCACGCTGTAATTTTGCTTGTGCTTCTTGACGTTTCATTTCTTCAGGACTCATGCGACCAGTAACACCAGCGCCTGGTTTTGTAACTGCTGTTGTTACAGGTTGTGCGCCTACAGTAGGCAATGCCTGTGGAGGAATTGCACCCTGTGCTGTAGCAGGTGCCTGTCCTGTTGTACGTCTTGTTGGTGCTGGTCCAATATCAGGACGATTAACACCCATGCGACTTAGTTCATCATCTGTTAAGTCTGCTTCACCACGATTAATAGCGGCTTGTCTAAATTCAGCAACTGCTTTTAGTTTGCTATCATAGTCAAGTTTTCTAATACTATTACCAAACTGTGTAGCGTCATTTTCTCTACGGAATTCTTGCTTGCGAACATCTGCAGCCGCACCGGCTACATCACGTTCACGTTGTAATTTTTCTTCTCCATTGTATACTTTGCCAGTTTGTGAATTAACAATGCGGGTTTGTCCCTTTTCATTGTTTTGCTTTTGATATAAATTACCTGCTTTGTCTGTATAAGTTTCTGCTGTTGTATTCCATTTGCCGCCACCACCACTGGCAAATTTAGCAAGTTGTTCTTTATTCATTTCAGTGCCATCACTGTTAATGCCTGACAGTGGACTACCATTTGCACTATACTTTATCATGCCAGTGTTACCGTCTGCATCTGTGGCAGGCAGTGTTTTATGTCCAATGCCCAGTTGTTCTGCTTTGTCATTGGCTAAGTCACTGAGACCTACATGTTTGAATAACAAATATTGTAACCAGTCACCAACACTGTTGCCTTCACTTTTCTTAGTGGCAACTCTGGCTAGTTCATTGGGAGTCATTTTTGGCAGTGCTGCCTCAGCGGCCTGTCTATTGTTTTCACTGGTAATCATTTCAGCAACACGATTACCTGCACTTTTACGAACCCAATCAGGCTGCGTACTATCTTCACGTAATTGTATCAGTGCAATAGGATCATTCTGTGCTTCTGTATATCTGTTAATTGACTGTGTTTGAGTTTGTAGATAATTCTGTGCTTTATCTGCTGCCATTGCTACTTCATCTGGATTAACAAAATCCATGCCGCCCTGTGCTTGTGGAGCGGCCTGTGGTGCAGGTTCAGCATTAGGATTTACATATTGTTGTAAACCCTGCATTTCATTTTGTGCTTGTTGTTGTACTTGTTCAGGACTTACTGGACCCATAATTGTTTGAGTGCCTTGAACTCCATTAGGACCAGCAACTGCTACACCTTCTTGGGGATATGCTTGAGCACGAACATTTTGTGGTGCAGGTGCGGCCTGTGCTGTGGGAATAACACTGCCAACTAAGTTACCAAGTTTTTGCAAATAACCCTGTGTTTCTCTGGGTAGTTGTGCAACATTCATTTCACCTTGATTGGCTCGCATGTTTTGTTGAACTCTGCCTGGACCAGCATTGTAAGCGGCAGCGGCTTTTTGTGTGTCACCACCAAACTGTTTCAACATTGCTTGAAAGTATTCTTGTCCAACTCTATTGTATTCTTCTGGACTGTTATCTCTGGCTGGTACTATGCCATAACCTGGATTAGCCGCTGTGGCAGGCATAACTTGGTTCTTATACATAGCACCCACTGGGCTTTGTATAGGACGACCCTGTTTATCGTAGTCTCTGTTGCCACTTTCAATTTGTTGCATCTGTTTGAATACATCTGCAGGATTAACAGCACCTACACTATTAACAAAGTTTTCAGGTGCTTGCTTGATATTTTCAATGCCACGATTTACGGTATCAA